TTATTTCTCACCTTTCGTACCAAGAATTTGTTTGATTTCTGATACATCTTTAGATAGAGAACCAAATGATTTAGCTTGTTCTTCAATGACTTCCTGGTTCTTTTCAATGACTTGTTGATACTTATCTTCTCGCTCTTTATTTTCTTGACGAGTAGAATCTAATAACTCTTTACTCTCTTTCCTTGTTGAGAATAAAAGCCAAACAAAAAGAGCGCCAAAAGCGCCCTGTGATAGCATTACATTGAAAACCTGTTCTTCCAATGTTCTCATCTCCTTTTTAACTAATTATATTTTTCTGCTCGTTATCACTTAATTGGATATGATAGCGAGAATGCTACATAGTGAGTCGTAGCTTCTGTGAGATACATAGAGATAGTTCCGTCCTTAGTTACTAACACTGTAACTGCTACAGGTAAGTTAACGTTAGAGGACAGGAAAGCACTTGCCGCAAAGTAAGAATCCTGATGAGGTGCAATATCTGGAGTGATACGTGCAATTACTTGACGGTTTTTAACTGATCGTACAGCTCCTGTGATATGCACCCAGTTCCCATGCTTGCGAAGCGTTAGAGGTGTATCCCCGTCTTGTACTGCATTAGTGACAGGAAGCTCCTCGAAAGCTACATCATCCATATAAAAGAGTCCTTCGCCATCCATCCAAACACTGCTTTCATAATTACCTTTATTTAAGAAGATAGCTTGTGCTTCCTTATCCTCACTGAAGAATCCTGGAATTAATCCGAATTGTTGTTGAATCTCTTTAATTACCTCTTGTTTTAATTCATTGTTAGTCATTATTGAACATCTCCCTTGAATTTTGTTGTTTGATTTTTTGATTCTCTTTAATTGACTCTTACTTTTACCGCATTCTGTCTTATCTTTTCTACATCGTTATCACCTCCTTTCGAGCAAAATAAAAAGAGAGACGATTGTCCCCCTTTATAATCACATTTAAACATATACTTTAAATACCACCTTTTATTATCAATCCTAAAACTGCCATAACTATTGCACTAATAACAATTCGCAAAATCCATGTGGTATTCATGCTAATTTTTTCTAACTGCCTATTAATTGTAGAAATGTCTTTTTCGTTAATAGTTGTACGGGTTTCTAAATTGCGAATATCTCTCATGATTTCTTTTTGTTCCGTTTTTAGACTGTCAATTTTTTTATATACGTCTTCCATACGCTCACATCCTCCGTTAATCTTAATAAGTCAATCCTTATATATTATGAGACAACCCTATTCACTGTGAATGTAATTCAGATGTTTGCGTATCAAAGCCATATTTTATCCAAAATAAAAAAGCCTACTTCTGCACACCCTTTTTAAACCGCATTATTTTCATCTAAACCTTTTGATAACTGGGTAACAGTAGTTCTCGCTTCCCAAACATAAATCTGATCCTTGTCTTTATTGTTATAAACAACCTTAAATTTTTGCCCTGCTGTAAAGTACCAACAAAAACTACCTGTCATCCTAACCCATTTACTCACATATCCTGAAACTTCCCCTGCAATTTCATGCTCTTCAATTGTTTTTCCACTTGCGTCTAATATGTGGATTTCTAGAATATGTTCAGCATCTGCTGTTTGGGCTAATGAAGACATGTAAGCATGTATATCATAGATACCACTTTCTTTAATGTGAAATAGACCACCAGAACGATCTACACTTCTATTAAAACCCCAACGTGGTTTATCGTTAAACTCTACAATCCACTTTCCGCTATTGTAGCGTTTTTCTTTATGAAACCAAACAGCAGCATTAGAAGGAGCTTGAAGTTTATTGTGGATTAAGAGATCAGCTTCAACTTTAACTTTTTTATATTTCGTATCTTTACTAATGACTAGAGCATCAGCTTCTTCTTCTAAAATTGATTTACCATTCAAAAGCAATCTCTTTTCGTCAAATCCCCATAATGAGAACAGTTTTTTCACATCTTCAAATGATGGATGTTCCTGCCATCCTAACCAACCTTTTGCATCATCAATATAATTAGTCCAGAGTTTGTTTTGATAATCTTTTGCAAAAATAAATCCGTAAGTAGGGGAATTTATAAATGAGATACCACGCCACGATTTAGCGTTAGGTGTATTTCCTTGCACACTGCCATGACAATAAATTGTGTTTATCCCTAGTCCTCTGGCTACAATTTCATCAAGAATATTTTTTGTAGGATCACTAACCGAGATTAACGCACCACCTACATCTGTTGTGATTTTTGGCACTTGAACATTATTTGCATTAATTAATTTTGTTAACTCTACGATTAGTTTATTTGTATCATCAATTTCTTTTCTATATCCTGCTACTTGTTCCAAGGCTTTTTCAAAATCAGAAATATAACTTTCCAGTTTGATATTTCCTTCTTTGACATCTCTTCTTAAAACAATTCGGATATCTGGTGTGCTTGTACGTTCTGAATCTCCCTTTTCTATAACAAAATAAGCCATCCATTCGTTAGAAGTTGAGACCGCTTTAGCAGGTAATATATATTCAATGATTCCATTATTTACATCAATAATTTTGGCATCATCCCGAATAAACTGTTTATTATTTGTTGCTTCATACTTTGCTACATATCCAGTTAAATCAACTACTCTACCATTATCTTTTAGATATACAGTTAGTTTTAAACCATTTTTATCATTTTGGCGTGAACGAATGGTTTTGGTGAATACTGGATCAGCTAAATCAATTGTAATTACTTCATTTCTCATCTCGTTACGCTCCTTTCAATCACACCATTTTTAAGACGTCTAGGTGGTCTTCTCGTGCGTTTTGGTCTTTCTCTATGCTTTACATTTCCTTTTGGTTGTTGTGGCTCTATTTTTTCAATTCTGGTATCAGTTTTTGTAACATACTCTTGAACCCCTTTTGTTAATTGTGAAAGCATACCATATAAACCTACGCCTGTTTCAAAGATGAAATAATGATAGTCTTTTTCTTCATCTTTACTCACTTGATCTTGATAAACTCCTATCTCAAACTGTTCTTTCAACTTTGAGATTAGCAAACTATTCATTTTTTGCAGTCGTTTCTTCGATTGTTCGTTGCTCATCATATCCACCTACTTCCTGCAAATAAAAATATAAATATCTCTTGTCTGAATCGACTTTGATTACATCATATTGCAAAGCATCTATAACTGCTTTTAACTGGTTTTTATTAACGGAACGAAAAGAAGGTGGAAACAGCGTTTTGACTTTCTTATCTAGCTTTGCATTTAATAATCCACAAGATTGATAATCGCTATCTCGTGCTGATAACTCTCTAAAAGCAAGTTTTCCTTCTTTCAGAAACACGCCTTTTATACGTTTGGCGTTTTCACTACGCTTCGTTCCTGTATGTCCGTATTTTAGAAAACCGTCATTAAATGTTTCATTGTATGGCTTCATGTTTTGCCCTCTCTTTTAATGCGGCATCTATAATTAAACGTTGTAATTCTCCTCGGAAATTCTTTTCAAAATCCTCTAAGGCATTGTTGTATTCATATCTGCAACGCTCAATAAGCATTTGTTTTACTTCATCTTCCTCATCAAATGAAAAAGACGTACCACAAAGTTTTTGTAAATACGCCTTTCCACGTTTGATTGTTTTATTTATCTGTTCATCTTCATCATTCCAAGTGATACGCAAACGGCTTTTTACATCTTCAAGTAATGTTTCATCTAATGTTTTTTCCATTTTAATCACCACTTGTTACTGATTCTTCTATAATTTTACGAATATCCTCTTTTAAGGTTGCAGAAGAAATATCTATATTATGCTGATTTGCGTAAGCAATTAATTCTGGTTTTAACATGCTACTAAAATCAATTCCCTCCACTCTTAATGTAGAGGATTGATTAGGGTGTAGGTGTTTGACTACCACCAGTTTTTAAGCTGCTAATATCAAATACTAAGAACGATTCATTATCTTTTGGACGACCATTTGCATATTGCTTAGATAAATAAACTGTTTCATCTTCTAAGAATTTATATTCTGTTGATACTTCAATTTTTTGAGTCGAACCAACACCCATAAAGTAATCACTTGCAATCCCTGCAACCATCTTTCCTTTTGGAACAGCTAAAGACTGAATAACTGTAGCTGGAATTGGAAGCACACCAGATACATATGCACCATTTTGTGTTAAGAATGTAGTTGCTGGGAAGATCTTTTCCCAATAATCAAGAGGATTCACAACCATAAGTGCATTATTTACGGCACGTCGTCCACTTTTTGTTAGTGGTGCCATAACTTCTTTTCCTAATGATTCTGGTGATAAACTAGTAAGCACAATTGCTTTTTTATCACTATAAACTCCTGCTGTTACCGCTGCATTAAGATCTTTCATCATCCCAATTGGTTGGTCTTTCCCTGTTCCATTTACAATTGCTTCTTCTAACGCAATTGCCATTGATTCCGTTAAAATTTCACGAACATAACGATCTAACCAAACTGGGCCCAAATCTAACATTGCGTTACAAACTGGAACATATGCACTTAATTTATATAAGTTTGTTGGGATAGCTTCAAAACCATCATCTAATAATTCTTTAATTTCTTCACAAAGTTTTCCCCACCAAGCAGATTGTACATTTCCTTTTTTCACAATCCATTCTGTTACACCAGTCGTATTTACAAATTCAATATAGTTTAACAATGCGTGATTCGTACGTAAATACTCAAATACACGTTCAAAAACTGTTGCAGGTACTAACTTTTCAACTCCTGCAAAACCTTTATTTGCGATTACTTCGTTATAATATGACTGTTCCTCTTTTGTTAAAACTTGCAGTCCACGGCTTGCCATAACTTGTTGATCTGTTAAATCTTCATTTACTGCTCTACGTGCTTCATTGATAATAATTTCTTGGATAGAATTTGCAAACTCTACCATAGCTGCAGCTGCAGCTTCTTCATTTCCACTATTCATTGCATTTAATAATTTTTCTTTCATTTCGTTTTGTTTCTGTGCTTCACGATCTAAATTTTTAATTGCCATTTTTCATTTCCTCCTATTTTATGCAAAATAAAAAACACTACCTTTTGGAAGTGTTCAATGCCGTTAGTAATGTAAATAAAGCATTTTTAGTATTGTTCGTATTTTCTTGGTTTTCTTTTTTTGTACTAGCTGATACTGATGATATATATTTGTTTAATATTTTTTCTTTTGTTGTTTCATCATCTTCATCTTCTTCATTATCTTCTTCTGGTATTTCAATCTCATCTACAATTTCATCACAGAAGCCAAATGTTTTACATTCTTCAGCAGTCAACCAAGTTTCTTCTGCTAACAATTCCTCTAATTCGTTTCTTTCTCCTACAAATCGGGAAGTATAGCTTTCTGTTACTGCAGTATCAATTTTATCAAGGCGATCAGCTACTTTTCGTAAACCTTCAGCATTACCAGCTGCATATGTCCACGCTCTATGAATCATCATCATTGTATTCTTCGGCATAATAATTTTATCGGCTGCCATTGCAATAACAGATGCTCCACTTGCTGCCAAACCATCAATGTGAATAACGATTTGGGCAGAATGATTTTTTAATAAATTAGAGATGGCAATTGATTCAAATACATCTCCACCACCACTATTGACGTGAACGTTAATTGTTTTAGCTGTAATATTCTTTAACTGTTCTCGCACTATACTACTTGAGATACCGTCATACCAAGAATACGCTGAAATAGTTCCATACATATATAAGTCTGCTTCTTCAGTATTAGCGCTATTAAGTACCTCAAATCTATTATTGATTTTCGGAATTTCCGTTACTGTCATTCTCATCACCTCCCTTTAATGCTGCTGCATTTTCAACTGATTCATAGTTTTTCGTAACATACCGCTTATTTGCCCATTCCTCATTAATTGGTTCACGTCCTAGCATCCGTAAAATATCATTAATTGAATTTGCACCAATTCTAAAGAACACATCACAAGCACTTGCTAGCTGTGTAATATCTATATATTTAATACGACTCGTATCTACTTTTAAATATGTTCGTTCTAAGTACTCTTCCTTCTTATAAAACTTACGATTTATTTCATCTGCAATAAGTTCTACAAGCGGATTAATACAGAACATAAGGAAATTATCTGTTTGCTTGGAGACATCGACAACATCACCTTTTAACATTCCTTTTGGTACATGAAAAGCCATTGAAACAAAATCAATAATGTCATCAACGAGTGCTTTAATATCTCGACTATCTAATTTATTTCCTTTGGAAGTGTTACTAAAATTCTCTAACGTATATCCATCTTGTAATTGGAACACCGCACCTGCATTATCTGCTTCAAAAAACGCTTTAAACTGTTCATTGAACATAGCATCCATTTGTTGTTGCATTTCTGGTGTTTGCGCTCTTAAAAATTCACCTTTCACCACAACACGCATTGCATTAGAACGCTTATAAATACTTGTAGCAGAAGTAATTAATTTTCCCCAGCTGCTATATAAACCATCAATTACATTCATGATATTTTCATCATTTAATTGAAAATAAAAAACCTCACTCTCTTTAAATACCCTTTGGTTAAAAGTGAAGTCCTTAATAGTAACATTTGTATACCAATTCTCCCTTAATGCAAACTCTTCTTTATTGAAGCTATCTGCAATATACAGCTGATCGTTATACATAATAACTAAACATTCGTTATCATAAATTAAATGCGAAGCCAAACTATGCATAAATTGAGAAGCATTTTGGTTTTGATTCGGTTGAACATTAAATAAATAATGGTTGTTCTTTCTTACTTCTTTACCCTTTTCAAAAGTTTGAAATTCGCATCGAACTAATGTATTCGCAATTAAATCTATACAAGTATCTACAGCTAATTTTTTAAAGAAGTAATCAATAGAAGCTTCATAAAAACAATTTTTTAAATCAGCTCTATTTTTCTTACCAAACCAACCACCAATCCAATCAATTAACCCCATACCCTCACCTGCCTTTCTAGAGGTCTCGCCACACTGCCATCAACCTAAAGTTTTGATTAATCTTTGTTAAAAAGATCCCTTTTTATTCCTGTTAAATATGAATTTACAAAGCATTTTTGAACAAGCTTTATTCCAAACCAACAATATTAAATCCGAAAAAAGTGTCGAGAAAAAACTGATGATTACACCTTATCCATAATGTAATAATTAAATTACATTATGGATAAGGTGGGATTTCATGAGAAAGCTGAAGAAATTACTAGCTACAATTGGAACTGTTATAATGTTAGCTTCCGCATTCACTTTCGTACCCCAAGCCTCAAAGGCTAATGCGGCAACCATGCTTGATAAGGAAAGTGTTGTATTAACATTGGATGACTGGGATGAAACAGCATCTTCTCGTTTTGTGTGGGTGCCACCGGGTGCACAAGTAGGTGTTTACGTACGACCATATGGTAATAGCATTGTTCACTGGACAATTACGGATGTGAATGGTCGAGTAAAACAATCTGGCACCTTGTACGGTGAAAATGAGGTCACCAATAAACGGTTTTATGTACCTGTAGGTAACCATCGACTTAGACTCTCCGATTTTTCAAGGTATCATGGTGGAAACGCGAGTGGAACCGGCACAATTAGTGTTTGGCGATAGAGAGAACAATATTTTTAATTTTATTGGCCTCACCATACATATCTCTTAATTTAAGAGATTTTAATACCCTCACGTTACTCTTTCTAAACAGGCTAGATTAGAAAGAATAACGTTTTTTACTTTTTATGACCTTGAATATTCTTAAGTTGATGGACATGTGGTGCTACCTCTTTTAGTAAGTTCTTACTTTAAATGCACCAACAGAAAATGGTTTTACTTCTGTCAATTCACCATCTTGTGTTAAAGCATGAGTAAAAGCAAAGAAACCATCTGTTTTCCGTCTCTCTTTATCAATCTTGCAATACTCTTTGTTTCCGTTTCCTTTTTCATCTACATAAACATTTCCTACATACCAACGCATTAACGGATCATCGCCAAATACAATTAATTGTTTAATAAACATCTCATCAATTAAGGGTGCTAATTTTGCATGTGTAATTGGTCCTCTTCTTACAACTTCTAAGGGAATCCCTGTTTCCTTGAATTTTCCCTCTAATATAGAAGCACGGAAACTATCACAAGCGACTTTCTTGATATTAAATACCTTAGCTTGTTCTAAATACCAATTTACAACACGATCTGCATCAATGGATTTATCATAAACAATCGTACATAATCCTTTTTCTTTTGCGATTTCAATAATATCGGGGTTGATATCCTGCAATTTTAAAGCCATATGATGAATGAACGTGTGCTGCATCCAATATCTTTTCCCATCATGTTTAAATAACAAACCAACAGAACAAAAGTCTCGAACATCTGCAAAATCAATACCGCCTACTGCATCAATACCTTTTAGATTCTCTGGAAAAGGTTGATCTGTTGCTAATCTATCATCATAGGTTGCAACTTCTTTTCTAGAATCCTCTACTGGTGAATTCATTCGTTTTGTCATAAATTCGATACGTAATGAACTGTTTTTCTGCATATCGTAGTACTCTTGACGCATTTTTTGCTGTAAAGATGTATTGTATCGGTATGATGGATTTGCTTTTTCCCACATTTCTTCATTATCTACTTCTGTTGAATCATCTAGTTTACAAATGAACGGAAATAATGTGGAATCTGGCAACTCTTTATTTAATACCGCTCTTGTTTCTTCTTTTAAATCATCAAGAACACCACCACGAACATAACCATCAGTGGAAATATAAAAAATTCGTGGATCTTTCTTTTTACCAAGACCAGAAGTAAATACCTTTATATTTTTGTAATTGTCATATTCATGTATCTCATCAAAAATAACAATCCCTGAACGCTTACCATCCTTTGTTCTAGCATTCGATGTATTGTAGTTCATTTTTGATTTTGTACGCTTATGTTGAATCAATGTTTGAGATTTATAAAAATTCTTCTTCATTTTTTTCTTATGTTTTGGATCATCTAAAACATTGTAAACATCTTCGAATGAGGTTTTTGCTTGATCTTCTGATGTTGCAACAATATCAATATCGTAGTTTGGTATTCCATGATGTGATGTCAGCATAAAAAAACCATCATAACCCATCCAACCATTCTTACCAGCACCACGCCCTAATAAATTAAAAAAGCGATCAAACATCAATCGACCATCATCATAACGAACGCCAAATATAAATGCATTGCAAAACTTCTGCCAAGGGAATAATTGAAAAGGAAAATAAGGTGCTGGAACACTCACTGATTTTTCAATTGCTTCTGCATCTATTACAACGTTTGGTTGATCTAATTTCCATCGTAGAAATTCCATAAGCTGTTTTTGTTCTTTACAAGCTTGAATTTCTCCATTTTCAACCATTCTCATGTAATCATCAATGTAGGGGTGATAATTATACGTCTTCGTCATCATCATCATCCTTATCTACTTCTGTTGCTTTCAATCCTAGTTCTGCTAAAAGTTTAAGCATTTGAGCATTCGTTTTATTTAGTTCACTAATACTTTCATTTTTCTTTTTGCCCCTTTGCTTTCCATTCGACCAATCAACAACAACACCCCTTTCTTCTATATCAAGAATGAGATTGTTTTTAATGTCCCAAAGTGCCATATAGTCAGATACTAAATCAGTATAATGTGCGCCAAATGTTCCGTTTTCTTCTAATTGGTTCATTAAATCCTGTTTGATAGTCTCTTTTAGCTTGTTTATTTTCGGCTTTGGTTTTGTGTGCACCCTTGTTTTTTTAGGTGCAACCTTTTGAACTTTGTGTGCACCCTCTCTTTGCCACCCATATCTCTTTTTCCATGACTTTACGGTATTAATAGAAACAGCATATTTTTCTGCAATGTCCTTATACTTCATACCGCTTAAATAGTCACTGTGAGCGACTTCTTGAGGTGTCGCATTATTATTCATCCATATTCACCACCTCTTTCCATACATCGAATTCGAGGCGGTTTTAAACGAATTTAAAAAGGATGCACCCTGTATTTTGTGTGCACCCCTCCCCCTCACGTGAGAAAATCAAAAAATATTTTTCCCGACGTCCCCTCCCCGTTGAATGGTTCCCCAGAAAAAAAGCTAAAATTTTTGACCGGGGGGGTTTTAGGAAACTAATTCAAAGTATGTTTCGATAAAATCTAAAATAAAAAAGACTTCTTCACTAGAAATCTTTAGAATATCTATAGTAAATTTTAATTTCTCTTCATCTTGCGATCTTTCTCTTACATCAATAAGTTTAAGTCGTTTGCACTTCCTTGGATTAACACAGTCTCTTATCTGACAGTAACGCCAGTAAGAATACTTTCTAAACTGATTCAACATGTCACGTTCATATGAAGTTCGTTCTTCCTTATCAGTATCAGCATATTGAATCATTAAGTCAGTATCGAATGTCCAACTACCATCCACAATAATCATAGCTACCACCGTTCCTCATTCAAGAACTTAGGTTTTTTCTTCTCAATCTTATCTAACCGATCATGTACTTCATTATGACATCGAATGCATAAACATTGTAAGTTATCCAAGTCTAATGCTAAATGTGGATGCGTCTTTACTTCTTTAAGATGATGCACATTCTCAGCAGGTTTGTATTTACCTTTTGACTTACACATCTGACATTCATAGTTATCTCGCTTTAAAGCTTTAAGCCTTAGCTCTCTCCACTCTTTAGACTTGTAGAACTTCATAAGTTTTCCTTCTCTTATGAGTTTAATATAGTCAATCATTAGCACACCATCCTTGCTCGTACACAGATAGGCTTACGATACATAACCTGTGATCTTATTACTTTATGTTTAACGTATCCATATACTGGACGCTCTGGACGTTCCAACTTATACTCCATATACTTTGCTGAAAGTTCTTTAATTTGTTCCCAGTAGCTAGAAAACAACTGAGAGATTACTTTATATAATTCATACGCTAACTTGTTAAAGGCTTCTCTAAGTGATTCAATATTAATGTTCTTTCCTTCACCCCTTAACCTTCTTTATCCTCACCAATGCGATAACCAAAATATACTACTAATAAAGTAACAAGTGTACCTATGAAGTATCCCATAAGACCTCCTAACCAAAACACCCCATCACTTCCTCACAATAAAATAAGACGCTAAACCGATAACGGCAGCGCCTAGGATAATTGATATTGGTTTAATCATTATGCTTAATGTTCTTTCATTCTTGAAGGCATGCTAACTTTTCTAAAAGATCATAATAACTACCATAAAAATCTATAACTCCTTTACATGGTCCCACTGTCAAGGCGCCTTTAGGGTCTTGCTCTTTCCACTTCCTGCTAGCTTCTTCCATAATATATCCAAGTTGATGTGTATTGTTAGCAATAAATCGTTGTATTTCGTCCATCATTTATCTTCCTTCCTGTTAAAACTATCCGCTTTATATAATAAAAAGAGCACCCGTTTCCGCGAGCGCTCCTTTTAAGGGATTATGAGAATCCCATTAACGAGAGTCAAGGCTACTAAAGTTAATGAGGTACAAGTAGTATATGCTTGTCTCATTCAAATGTTCACTAGTTTAATGTATAATTTCTATATAACAAAGAAAAGCACCCGAATGGATGCTATATCACTACTTATTAATTTGTAATTTAAATACGGTAAATGAAGTTTTATTCTTTTCTCAAGAAGCCAATGTTGTTTGCACAACTGCATCTACACAGTATCAAGTTCCTGAGAGAAGAGCAAAAAGCCCTCCTATATTAACGATATCATTCAATCAGTACCATTAAAGCTGGTTACGGATTTTAAATTATGCCGTCAATATGAAGCCGTTTAGAATTTTATAAAAGAATCCTTGTGAGCAATGTTTTCCGCCATTACTCACAATACAAATATAACACGGTAATTCCAAAACAACCGGCACATTTACTGCCAAAAAGCGGTCACGACTCTGCCACTTATTTTAATTTGTCAATAATCCTTATTTCCCTAGACAAGCTCATTGCAACAGCCATAAAGAATAAATTGAATTTTCATTTAGGTATTATGCTTGATCTGATTGTAGAACATGTAATGGAGGTGGAATAATCCAACCTTTTTTCTTATTCAGACGAAGCAATATAGCTCCAGCTTGTGCTTTTTTCATATGGAATTGACCAAACATCATTCCTACATCTTCTCGAAGTGATTGTCCCATAGCTTGGCTACATGCTACCAAACCTGCTGCAAGACCTGCAGAAACCGTTGCCGCAATTTCTGCGTCATTTATACGAGCACCAGGTGGAATAGTTTCAATAGATGCAACTGGTCTTTCTGGAGGTGCTGGCGGTAATGCAACACCATTTAATTTTAATAAATTTTTTAATTCTTCAACTTCTGATTGGATATCATTCTCTACAAGGTTTTCTAAAAATTTCTTTAAGTCCTCATCTCCTGTATGGTTAATGAGAACTTGATAACCAGCGATTGCACCTTGTGCTGCTGCAAGATAACTCCAAATCCCAAAGACTTCTCCGTAGTGCATTGGTTCATTTTGTGGATTTCCACTTAAAACACCCATAAAAATATTCCTCCTTAAAGAAATTAAACTCTTAACAAAAATGCTTACTATAGAAAAAATTTTCCCAACCATGTTCCGGGTTAAAGAAAATAAGTTCTTATAACTCATAAGGCACACCTTACCCATATATAGTAATTACACCTTATAGAATGTACTGCTACAAAAAATTTATTCATATATATATCACATATATTTCAATTAACATAATCCATTATTATCAGTAATTTTAATAATAGAAATTAAAGATATTTATCATAATTTTAACCCAAATGGATTTATATATTCTTAAACGAATATTGTCTAAAGGAACGGGAGACATTACTAAATATGAAAGGAGGGAAAAACATGAAGAAAAAACTGTCATCTATTTTAGGTGCCCTATTACTAACTATTATGGTTTTTGGTACAAGCGTCCATGCTGAATACGATGGATATAATACGGATAGAGTTAACAATAATAATATTACAACTCGAGTTAATGACAATAACATGAATAGAGTTAATTATGATACTAGAACTCGAAATGTGAATACAACAAATGATTTGAATAATAATCGTAAAAATAATAATTGGGCATGGCTTGGTTTATTAGGACTATTAGGTTTATTCGGTCTTAGAAGAAAAGAAAAAGAACCAGAAAGACGTTAATGTAGAACATTGCATTTAACTTAAAAAGATACTTATTCATCAAAAAAATGCAAAATGAATAAACTATGAATCGCCTTTAATAAGGCGATTTTTTATTTTTTCAAAATCAATAATAATTATATAAAAACGGATACTATTCAATGAATTTCTTAACTTGATGGTAATAGAGTGGTACGTCCATTTAACGAACAACGCTTCTTTTTTATACCGTCGCTTCACTTACCCATATCTTATATTTTGTGTAACTGCCCCTATCGCTGAATCCCTTGATATCCATAGCCTCATAACACTTTCCTTTTTGAGTTACACAACACATAAAAAATGGGTAACTATAAAAGACAAAAAAATAAAAAGGATGTTGCTATATTTTGAATCTGGTCATAGCTTTATCCATTGCATCTTGGTTAACACCTATGTATCTTAATGTAACTCTTTCGGATGAATGGTTAAATATCTCCATCAGCAATGCGATATTCTTCGTTTGCATATACATATGATAGCCGAATGTCTTACGTAACGTATGCGTTCCTATTTCGTCTAACCCAAACTCTGCTGCAGTACTTCTAAGTATCTTATATGCCATACTTCGTCCGATTGGTTTATTCTTTCCTTCGCGACTCTTAATCAAGTACTCATTATCATCTCTTTCTTCGATATACCAACGTAATTCTCTTTTTAATGCTGGTGTCAATTGAATACGTTTCTGTTTTCCTGTCTTCTTTTCTCTCATTGAAATATGCCTACCTTTTAAATCACCTATTTTAAGCTTGAGGATGTCACTAATACGTAGCCCGGTATTAATTCCCATTACAAATAGAATATAGTTTCGTATATTCTCCTCTTTTAAGTATTCTTTAATTTGTTGTATTTGCTCTGGATCTCGAATAGGTTGGACAAAATTCATAGATCATCCCCTCCATAATGCTTTTCTACCTCATATGCTTCTAATCTCAGAGCTAAAGCTAGTTTATAAAAAGCATTAGACTTATTACGTCTATATGTGCGCTCACTCATGCCAATCTCGTTATAAACCATATAATCAAAAACTTCTTCATCTTCTAAATAACGTTTTATAATAATGTCTCTTTGATTCTTACTAAACCTACTTAATGCCTTGTCGATCTGAAAAGATAGGCGTTTTAACCTTTCTTCTCTTATACGTAATCCTATATTCGCTAAAGCAACATCTTCAGCTGGTTTCCCTACTACATTTGTTGGTCCGTGATATCTTATCTCACCTGAAGCTGTAACCTTCATTTCATTTCTAATCATCCCAAATTGTCTATAAATACGAACGTTTTCAAGAACCTCTTCTAATCGAGATTGTGTTGCTTTACGGTCGATTTTTGGTAAGAATGTCAATTGTGTCATATATATATAAACACTCCTTGTCTATTTTATTAATGAAAATAAAAAAAGCGGACACCAAACCACAGAGCAATATTGTTATTACTCTTAATAGTTTGATGTCCGCTGGTTCTTCCAGTAGGACTAAATATTTAATTTCTATTATTATATCATTTTCTTTCGTCTTAGTAATTTTTAAAAGGATTATTTTGTTCAATTTCTGGATAGATGTTAATATTCTTCATAAAGGAGGTCTATTGATGAAGAATTTATGGACAAAGATTTTTATAGGTGTTCTCATAGGAATTCTTATAGGAACTGCTCTTTTAATAACATTATATTTTGTTAGTGTTTCACTTTTTTGGAATCAGCCCTAAATTAAAAGTGTTTTAAAATACTACTATTAAAAATATCCTCACGTTTATTTAACGAGTATTCCGTCAATAATGTAGATAGGCTGTATGCCAAAACTCATTTAAATTTCTTTCTCCGTCCCCCTTTTGAAGATACCTTGGAGCCGAACAGTTAGCTTTTGCTAGCTGCTCTTTTATTTAAAATGCAATTTTTATTTTCACCTTTAACTGATACACACATATATTAATAATCTACATACAAATGTTAACTAGCTCCCTAAAGAGCACTATTCGAAAGTGCTCTTTTTGGTTAATCCAACCTTTTTTCAAATAGCGTTTTTGTTGATTTTTGACACATTTAAATGAAACAAACATATGTTATTGTATAGAGACCCTCACCCATAAAAACTTATCTTCCTATGAGCACACTATATTTGTGCTCTTTTTGATTTTTTAAATAGACATTTTCTTTTTTACATATTTTCAAATAGGATGCACACACTATCCATAAGCCGTTCGAACTAGCGGCTTCACTCTCTCTTTCAATGGGTATGCAATTAGTTAATCTCACAAACTCATGAGACCCACAGGCAGACAACTAAAAATGTTGTCTGCCAAATCATTAACAAATTTTGTATAATCTTTTCCCATTCACACATACTATTCATGAGTCAATTTACCAATACGAGTCATTTTGGTGCTTTTAAAATTCTCCTAATTTATTTTACTCCTCATGGGACAAGCAATTTCGCTTGTCCTATTTGCAATTAAGGCTTTATCTTTATGTCTCTTTTCCCGATTCTCTACATTTAAATTTATTTTTTATTTAGTATTAAAAGCAAAATTTTGCACATTATAAAAAATGTTGCTCACTACTATGTGGGTACAAAAGAAGGATTTTAAAATGGACAAACGAACAGAGAAAAAAGTTGAAGCTGTAGCACGTAAAGCTGCTGACTTAGAAGTTTCACAAGAATTAACTAGTCTTAAAAATCAAATTCAACAGTTACAACAGTCTTTATCTCAAGCATCTCAAAGTCAACAACAAGGTCAACAACCACAAGGATTACAACAAGCTAATCAACTGATGCAACAACTTCAACAGTTTAGTCAACAATCCCAACAACAAATGCAACAAGCTGACCAACAATTACAGCAAACTATTCAACAAGCTATTCAAACATTAAATCAAGGCTTACAATACCTGCAAGCTAATCAAACATTAGGCCAAATCAATCAAGCTATTTCTCAAGCTCAGACACAAGTTGACCAAATGAGCAGCCAAAGCCAACAAGGTCAACAAATGGGTGGCCAACAAGGTTTGCAAATGGGCGGCCAACAACAATTTCAATAAGTGCATTCCTAACAATCCAAGAAGCAGTAAATTTTCCGTATCTTATATAACAGTAAGTAAACTTCAACTTCTTTTTGTTAGTTATTTTTAGTATCAAATAAACAGCAATACAGTTCTTGTAAGAGCACTTTTATATAGTGCTCTTTTCTGATACAAAAATCTAAATACCAAAATGATTTTTTTATTATTCATCCTTTTCATCCCTGTATAACATTTCAAATCTCGTTTATACCATAGCTGTAACTTATGGAAATGAGGCATATTCACTCATACGCCCTACTTTTATAGAGGGCTTTTTTATAATTTTGTTAACACTTTCTTGAGATTAGCATATCTTACCTTATACTACTCATTGATTCAAAGAGCACTTTGGCTCAGTGTTCTTTGACACCTATCTTTTGAAAAGCACTGCATACCAGTGCTCTTTTTTGCGTATACATATTGTGATTTCAATTATTTAATTTTCACGCTTACAGCGACACCAACGTATACATATAAAAATAAGTGAAAACCTATTAGGCATTAGAACCCTCTTTCTAGGAGCATCTTAAAAAGATGCCCTTTTTACATATACAAGTCAGATATCAAATAGCATTTTTGCTGATTTTTTGAACCTTTAAATAAGACAAGCATATGATATTGTATGGAGACCCTCTCTCATAAGAAGCTATTTTTCTAAGAGCACATTTATATGTGTGCTCTTTTTTATTTGCTACAAAATAACTATTTTATTAAGTTTCTCAATTTACTAAAGTAATGCTCTCGAAAAGGCATTCATATATATATTTATCGAATGCGCTTTGGAATTCTTAGAAAATCAAATACTTTAGGAGTTGATTAACATGGAAAATAAATCACCAAAATTAATAATTCCTCCTGACACGAAAATCCAATTTACATTTTTCTCTCCTTCTGGTGAAGTAATTTTCAAACAATCTCTAGCAAACGAAACTTTAGAGTCCATCATACTTCCTATTCATTGTCCTATCGAATACGAAAGACTTGAAGCTGTAAGAATCCCATTATCTAAAGAATAGCTCCCCATAGAGGGTTACCCAAATCCCCTTAATTGCAGGGGATTTTCCAATAGAAAATAACGCTTTTGTTTAGTTTTTCTTTTTAAACCCATCAATCACTCCGAAGATGAATCCACCTACGGTAATAGCTGCCCATGCGAATCCAATTACAATCGCTATTAGAGGCATTCCACAAAAATAGTGATACCATTTTGTGTAACTCCCCATCTTCCACCACTCATGTAACGGATTTATACCCATCATTTTTGTATCCTCATTTCTTAATAAAATTCAAATTTGATTAAAGTAACTGTGTTTTCCGTTCATCCATACGAGTTACTTTTCCACTTTTATATACAAAGGACTGTTCCCCATGGCCACTTGTTGGTGGCTCTATTGTATGAACTTGTCCATCTTTTACAACATAAATCATATTTTCTGCTAATGAAATTTCAGCCTTCATTTCTGCAATGTTTTCCTTGATAATTGCCACCGAAACCACTCCTATATGTGTTATAATTACTTTGTCGAATAATTATGTCGGGAGCAATCTCGGCTTTTTTATTTGCCTATAAATATTGCACAACGTTTTCTGGAACAAATGATTGTTCCAAGGATAGATGAAGTCGTATTGATATCGGTTCTTTATTATCTCTTGCCTTCTTACAAAGTTCTTCGGCTTTTTCCCATTCAAATTGTTTATCCTCCGCTCGCTTATAACGCCAAATCCCAATTGTATATTCCTCAAACATTTCATATTTCTCACTAGGAGCTGTGGTAAGCTTTAGCTCATCAACTGCCCTTGCTTGGCTTGGTATTTGAACAACCACATCAGCAAAACGTACTTGAGAATTCAACCGATGAATATGCGCTTTCTTAGGATCAAATGCTACTACTGGCTCAACATCAAATATTGTTAGCTGCTTTGGCATCGCTCTGTCCCTCCAATACATGCAAGCCTGTTGTTAAAATCCCTTCAAGTTGAGTTAATGTTAATTGATCTAATGTTTTCTCGTTTATTTCAGATAACCCTAAACTAAGTAATTTACGAATAATGAGCAATTTCCGTCGTTCAACTTCCTGTCTTAATAACATCACTGTACCTCCCGTTGGTTATCATATCTTCTCTCTAAATTAATGAATTTGCTAAACTCTTTAATAAATGCAAGTTCAACTGTACCAACAGGACCATTTCTCTGCTTGGCCAGAATAATTTCAGTTATGTTTTTATTCGCTGTTTCTGCATCGTAATAATCTTCACGATATAAAAATGCAATCAAATCAGCATCTTGCTCAATTTGTCCTGTCTCACGTAAATCAGATAACAGAGGACGTTTATCTTGTCTGCTCTCAACAGCACGACTTAACTGTGATAAAGCAATTACACATACATCCAATTCCCTAGCCATCAGTTTCAGCTTCCGGCTAATCTCGCCAATCTCTTGCATACGATTCCCTCTATGCTTTGGATCACCAACAATAAGCTGTAAATAATCAATCGCTATTAATACCTTTTTATCAGGATGCTTACGTTTCAGCTTCCTGGTTTTCGCATAAATTTCTTGCATTGTTACATTTGCCTTATCGTATATTTCCAGTGAGAGATTGTTAATCAATCCCATTGCTTGGCTGATTTTTTCCCAATCTTTGATATTGCAAAGCTTCTTAGGATTTTTCATTTTGGTTGCATCAACGTTACCAGCACTAGAAATCATTCGTTTGAGCAATTGTTCCTCTCCCATCTCTAACGAAAAGATTCCAACTGCTGTATCCGAACTTGCGGCATGATAAGTAACATTTAATACAAATGCTGTTTTCCCCATTGCTGGACGTGCACCAACAATGATTAAGTCTCCTGCTTGTAATCCAGAAGTCATTCGATTCAAATCGTTGTACCCAGTGTTTATACCTGTTAAATCACCAACATCGATTTGCATTTTCTTATATAGTCCAACAAGCGTTTCTTTTAAATCAAACTCACCTGAATAACCTGTTTCCTCTATCGCATTTAGTTCATCGATTGTATTGCTGATCGCACTAATATCTTTGTCTTTCTGAAGACGTTTATATAAATCACCAGCTACCTCTTGAGCATGTCGTATTTTCCATGCTTCTATCACAAGACCTTCGTGATACGAAAAGTTTTTTGTTGTCGAAACGCTCTCAGCCAAATTAACTAAAAACTGAATGCCACCAATTTGATTTATAAAACTATCCAATTTTTCAACTACAGTCACAAGATCTATAGGACTTTCAGCATCTTCAAGCTCTCTCATTGCTTTAAAAACGGCTTGATGTGTTGGAAGAGAAAAGTGATTTGGTTTTAACTGACAATCCTTTATTAGTTCCCCTTCCATGATGATGCTACCTAAGACACTTTACTCCGCTTCTACATTGCGAATGACTTCGTTACTCATTGCATCATCCATCCATTCTGTTGGTTAAGTGCTGCAAGTTCCTCGTCTGTAGGAATGTTTTGTTTCCATGATTCCTGCTGCTGTAACACTTGCTTAGTAGATTCAGACATAGCTGCCGATTGATATACAGGTTGTTGCTTTGCTTGTGCTGTTCGTTTATCACGAAATGCTTTATCAGCTGCCTCAACATCACCTACTGTTTTCAAGCCTTTAAGATGCCAATCTCGTAAAATCGTATTTACGTAAGACATGTTTCTAGTATTTTTCTCTAAAGCAATCTCCATTGCCTTAACAACTAACTCTGCATTTAAGTCATCTACCCATGCATTAATGCCTTCTGCGATAAAAGGTGTAATGAATCCGAAGTTTTGCTCGTAAAAAGAAATTGGATTAACAACAACCTCTTCCGCATTCGCACGTTCTTCTTGTTGTTGTTCTTCTTTTTCCCCACTTATCGTGGACGTATCGTGGCACGTATCGTTAACAGCAAGAAAATCTTCGAAAATAGCACGAATTTTATCATTTTTAACTTTTGGAGTTACTAAGCTAATAAGACTAATATCTGTTACTCCATCAAGTTCTTTGCGAACACAATCCTCAATTGGTTTCCCCCCTCTATTAAGGTTGTATTTCCCCCAGTTGATAATCGCTAGTTCGCGTGTTTCTGGGTTATACTTAACTAATTTATGATGGTTTTCAAAACGATCTAAGAGTGAATTAACACTTTCCATGGAGTAACCTAAATCAAAAGCCATTTGCTTTTTGGTGATTTGGTACACACCAATTTGAGTAGTACATGGGTTTGTAAGAAGATACAGATTAAATAATTTATCTTCCGGAGTCATCTCCTCAATAACTTTTGCATCCTGCCAAAATGAAACTTGTACTGGTCTAAAAACTGCCATGTTATTCATCCTCCCGTTTACATATCGCAAACCCGTCCTCTATACGTAATAAGCGATAATTTTTATAACCTTTTTTAAGATACTGGTGTACTAAATAAGTAAGGTGTTGTTCTGACGTTACCTGCTGAACAATCTTAGGATTTAACAACACTCTATGTAATGTTTTGTCTAAAAGCATGCAATACACTCCATTGTTATACCGTTTATGATTTGGTATAATTAACTTACCTAAAATTTACCACCCACTATTTATCTATCACTCGGCAAAGTGATAGATTTTTTATTTCCTACGACTTACCAGTGAAGCGTTAACACCTTTAGAACCAGGTCCTTTAATAATCACACAATAACTTTTAGATACTTCATGTTCCTCCTTTTCTTCACGAAGCATCTTAAACTCTTTTACACATCGATTAAGCTCTTCTTCCCAATAATTCGCTTCCTCATAAGATTTAGCGTTGAACATGTTGTAAATGCATGTATTCATGCAATCATGAAGTTCATTTGCAAACGAAAAGTCTCCTAAAAGAACAAGATCATGAAGACAATTGTATTCAGTTGTCATGGTTTTCACCTCTTTTCTATGTAAATGGATGCTGTACGCATCGTTACAACCAGAAAGGGATATCTTTAAAGGGGGTTGAGTAACAATCCTTTCTGGTCATAACGACAAGCACAGTGGCTTGTCCAAATAATAAATAAAATGGTATAATTACTTTGTAGAATTTATTGCGAGCTACTGTTGTCTAGGCGGTAGCTTTTTCTTTTGCCCATTTATGTTTTAAAGTAAATGATGCCTCAATAATTTTGATTCGAATTCCCACTAACTTTTTCTCTTGTTGTAATTCTCCTGACTTTTTATCATCACCAAATGTTTTAGCTATTTTTATTTCACCAGTTAACTTTGCATCATAACGAATTAGTTCCTTATATTCTCTTAAGCTTGGATTCATGTAATCTACTGTCATTTACATTTCCTCCTTTACAAAACTTTTGTTAAAGTCATTAAGCTATCCACCGATTGAATAATAACGTTTTCTGACATAGCCTTTTGCAACCAGCTTTTTTGTATTTGTTCCATAATGCCAAAGTGTACTTGTTCAAGAGCTTGTACTACACATTGAGTAGCTTGGATTGTATCGAAGATTTCTTTTGCATGAGCTTCGTATTCATGTTTCTTCTTTTCATCCAACTTCCATGAACGTGTTGTAATTTGTAAATTCATGATTTCCCTCGCTGCCGCAATCCCCTCTTCGGCTTGCTTGATGTAATTCATAAGTTGTAAATTTACATCGCTCGTTAAACGAGGATCTGTTGGTGGTAATCCTACACCGTAAATATGTTTAATTGCCTGTTTATTTAATGGTGCTCCTGTTGCATCACACCAATCCATTGCTAATTCAAAAGGTACTTTAGAAAAACCAGATTCAATATTTTTTAAACGTTCGTAAGTAATGCCGAGATACTCTGCTAGACCTTTCTTTGTTCGATAATGTGCATTTTCACAACATTCTCTAGCATTACGTAGCAATCCGCCTATAGACGAATTGCAATATATACTTGTTCCCATATTTGTTCGCCTCCGTATTAAGTTGTCAAAGGATTACAATAAAGTTTATAGAATACATAACTTGTCTATTTTTATGTAAAAAAGAGGAATTAATCCTCGATACTTTCTTTTGCTTGCATTTCTTTGATGATGGCCCAACCAGCCTCGTAATATGCTCGAAGGATTTTATCAATTTCCTTTTGTGGTTTAGGTTCAGGAGCCACAATATAAACTTTCGTTTTTCCAAACTCATAAGAAGCTGAATATTCTTCTTGTTGGCTCATGGTGTCACCTCTTGAAGTGCTTTTTACATTTGTATGCTGCTGATCTTTTGGTACTGCCATGTTAGTTGCTGTCATTTAATCACCTGCTTTCTCACCCTAAAGTATAAGATTCTTATACATTTATACATCAAATTAACTCTTTTACATCGCAATTAAGAATGTCGGATAATCTTATAGCTTTTTCAAGATTTGGGTTGCTATATCCGTTTTCCCAATTACTAACTGTAGATTTTGTAACTTGCATTCGATCAGCTAATTCTTGTTGAGTCAATCCCGCTTTGTTCCTAGTTCTAATCAACTTTATGTTTTTATTCATCGTCTCACCACCTGTATAAATAACTTGTACTTTCATTATAAGTACAAGAAACTTGTACATCAATGCATTTGTACAACTTTCTTGTACAAAGTTTAATATCAAATCTATATAAGGTACAATATTTTTGTACTTTTATTAATTAGGAGGTGCTGAAATTGTTGACAGAAAGATTAAAAGAAGCGCGTAAAATGCGTAAACTTACACAACAAGGATTAGCAGATAAAGTTAATGCAACTAAAGGCACCATTAGTAACTACGAAAATGGTCATAGTACTCCCTCAAACGAAATGTTAAAAGATTTAGCAAATATTTTAGGAGTAACGACAGATTATTTATTAGGAAGGGACGATGAATTAGGACCATCTAATCAACTTCCCGAATTAACGAAAAAAGATACTCGTGATATCGCTCGTGATTTAGAAAAAACATTAGAAGACTTAGAAAACAGTGAAGATGCACTAATGTTTGATGGAGAACCAATTGACGAACATACAAGAGAAATGATTCGTATTTCTCTTGTAAACTCAATGCGCATGGCAAAAGAATTGGCCAAACAAAAATTCACTCCGAACAAATATAAAAAAGATTGATGGAGTGAGCTTAAATGGACATCAAAGAATATGTACTAAAAATCACACAAAAACATCAAACCACGGATCCATTTGAAATTGCCAGGCAAAAAAATATTATCGTGTTGTATGCTGACCTAGGGAATACCCTTGGTTTTTACAACACCTATAAGCGTTTTAAATTTATTCATATTAACAATCAAATTGACGAAACACTTCAACGTTTTGTTTGTGCGCACGAATTAGGGCATGCCTTACTTCATCCTAAAGCCAATACTCCCTTCTTGCGCAATCAAACGTTTTTTTCTGTAGATCGATTTGAAATTGAAGCAAATACGTTTGCTGTAGAGCTGTTACTTACTGACGAGATAATTTCTGCGTACGAGGATACACATTTGTCAATTCAAGAAGTTGCGGAAATTCATGGAGTTCCACGAGGATTTGCACGTCTAAAAACGTACGCTCCCACTCAAGAGCATTACAAAAATTAATTTTTACCGAAATTAGAGTATGATGAGACTTTAAAGATATGTGGGGGGCAGTAAATATCAAAGGAGAGAAGCTTAGTGCTTTCAAATTTAATAAATGACGGTATATTAAAAAACATTGCTGCTATCGTAACTATAGTATCTGCTGTGGGAATAATATTAAAAAACTTTATTATTCTCACCACTACAAGTGATTTTGATAAACTTTTCTTTACTAAAGTTTCACGAGCCATTCTAAATATTTTTGATTTCACCCTAGGAACAATTTTAATTTATTGTGTTGGATTTATATGGCCATCTATTTTTATTTTTGATTATATATCTAATTTGTTTATTAATCTTACTCCAAAGGAATTTTTAATATTTAAATTAATCAGCGGTCTTTTATGGTTTTTTTTAATGGTTCCAATCATTTATTTTATTAAAAGTGCCAAAAGTAAGAAACGTTTCCGTATTATTAAATGGCTTATAATTTCACATATAATTTTTAGTATTCCTTTTTATAGTATTTTATTTAAGAAACTTATTGAGTGGAATAACATTGAGCAAAGCTTATTAAATATATGTACACCTTTGCTGGTGAGTGCTTTTTATTTTATAGCTATGTTTCAATATAGAAATTTTAATCAACCTGAATTTGTTATCACTATTCTATCAGATGAACATTTACAGAATCGAAAAATTATACATAAGTATACACTCGATGAAAACAGAACTGTATGTTCCTTTGATGATGAATCAAATGAGAACGTATCTTATGTATTTAACTTCTCGTCTGAAGTATATCTAAAATATGAAAAGATAAAAAAACGTACACACCATAAATGATAAGAATCCTCTAGCTCCTTCTTAGGAGTTTTTCTTTTTACTTCTTCTATTTATTTACTTTTCGTATAATAACTACTAATAAGGAGGTCTAATTATGAAAACAGCAATCTACTTACGTAAATCACGTGCCGATCTCGAAGCTGAAGCACGTGGCGAAGGAGAAACTTTAGCAAAGCATCGCACTACCCTACTGAAAATAGCTAAGGAGAAGAACTTAAATGTTTTAACTGTCCGTGAAGAAATCGTTTCCGGTGAGAGCTTAGTGAAACGTCCTGAGATGTTAGCACTACTTGAAGAAATTGAAGATAACAAATATGATGTTGTTCTTTGTATGGATATGGATCGTTTAGGTCGTGGGGGTATGAAAGAACAAGGAATCATTTTAGAGACGTTTAAACGCTCGAATACGAAGATTATGACACCAAGAAAGACTTATGATCTTAATGATGAGTGGGACGAAGAATACAGCGAATTTGAGGCGTTTATGGCTCGTAAGGAATTAAAGATTATTACTCGTCGTATGCAACGTGGGCGTATTGCAAGTGTAGAGGCTGGTAATTACCTTGGTACACATGCACCATACGGATATGATATCCATCGCTTAAATAAGCGTGAGCGTACGTTAACGATTAATTTAGAAGAAGCTTCTGTTGTAAGAATGATTTTTGAATGGTATGCCAATGAAGATATGGGTGCGAATGCTATTATGCGGAAATTAAATGAACTTGGCTACAAAAGTAAGTTAGGTAACGATTGGAACCCCTACAGTATATTAGACATGTTAAAAAATAATGTTTACATTGGAAAGGTAACATGGCAAAAAAGAAAAGAAGTGAAACGTCCGGATGCAACGAAACGTAGTTGCACTAGACAAGATAAATCAGAATGGATTATTGCGGATGGAAAACATGATCCGATTATCCCAGAAAGCTTATTCGAAAAAGCACAGGAGAAATTAAATACGAGGTATCACGTTCCTTATAATACGAATGGATTAAAGAATCCGTTAGCTGGGATTATCAGATGCGGAAAATGTGGATACAGCATGGTACAACGATATCCAAAAAATCGAAAACATACAATGGATTGTAAACATCGTGGTTGTGAAAATAAATCCAGTTATACAGAACTAATCGAAAAACGTTTACTCGAAGCATTAAAAGAATGGTACATCAATTATAAAGCTGATTTTGAAAAAAATAAGCAGGATGAAAGCACAAAAGAAACACAAATTATTCAAATGAACGAGGCTGCTTTACGAAAACTTGAAAAAGAGTTAGTGGATGTCCAAAAACAAAAAAATAATTTACACGATTTATTAGAGCGTGGTGTTTATACTGTTGATATGTTTTTAGAACGTTCTAATGTTGTTTCCAATCGTATTAATGAGATTACTGAAACGATAGAAAACCTCAGAAAAGAAATTAAAACAGAAATAACAAAGGAAAAAGTGAAGAAAGATACAATTCCTCAAGTCGAGCATGTGTTAGATCTATATTTCAAAACAGATGATCCACAAAAAAAGAACAGCCTCCTAAAGTCAGTTTTAGAAAAGGCTGTTTATACGAAAGAAAAATGGCAAAGACTCGACGATTTTAAACTTGTGCTTTACCCTAAGCTCCCTCAAGATGACGACAAATAA